AGAATGCTCGATTGCACAATACGCTTTGATGCATTTAAGCAAAGTTGATTTGCCGCAACCATTGCTTCCAAATAACACATTGAGACCATCAGTAAAGTTAAAAACTTTGTCTGCTAATGCTGGCAATGTAGAAGCAAATCCTTCTATAATTTTTGCTTTATATACCATAACTACTCTGTTTCTTCGTTTTCTTGATCTTCGCTATCCAACAACTCGCTTGAACCGTAACGCAATTCCTCGTTTAATTTTTGCTCTAAAACAGGAGAAACTTTCTCCCAAAATGCAGCATCTTTTTCTACATTTTTTCTATATCCAATACTTTCTCCTTGAAACTGATATGTTTTTCCGTTTTGCGTTATAACTCCAAGCGCTAATGCTAAATCAAAAAGACCTGTATTTGAATCCAAACCAGTTTTAAAATTCAAATAAAGTTCTGTTTTTAAAAACGGAGGAACTACTCGGTTTTTTACTGTCATAGCACTCATCGTTATTCCAGAAACGTTATTTGAAATAGCAATAGAGCTTTCTTCTGGATTTTCGGATACTTTCTCATTTCGTGTTGAAAGCTGAACTAATACAGAAGCTAAATAAATTGGACCTTTTCCTCCAGCTTGATTCTTTATCATACTTGGAAACATCTCCATACCTTCATAAATGTGATTAGAGAATAAAATTGGAACTCCAGCTTTAGCTGCTTTATACGTAATTGCTCTCATCATACTCTTAGTAGCTTTAGCTCTTTGTCCAACATCTGCTGCATCTTTTCCTTTTCTAGCGTCTTCAATTTCTTTGGAAGACGCTAAATTTCCCAAAGAATCAATAGAGATAATGAATTTAAGATCTGGATTATTTGCAGCAATAATATTATCTAAAAATGTGCTTATTTGATTTCTACAATCTTCAATTGTTTCTACAGGATAATATTTTGTTTTCTTTAGGTCCATTCCAACGTTTTTTGCACTTTGCTTGTCAACTGCGACTTCAGAATCCCAAATAACAGCTATATAACCTTTTTTTTGAGCATTAGCCAAAACTTTATTAATAATAAGTGTTTTACCAGCACCAGAAGGTCCAGCAAACCCTGTAATTCTTCCAACAGGTATTCCTTTATATAAAGAACCTGAAATGATTGCATTGAGAGCTTTTGAGCCAGTGTCGATCCAATCAGAGGGAGTTGATATGGAGCTGTCACTCAATGTGCCTCCATCTGGATTCATTTTATCTACATCACCAAAAATTTCTTTTAAATTACTCATATTAAAAAATAATACATCAAACAAGTTAAACTTCAACTACAAAAAAAAAGACTCCCTAAAAAAGGGAGTCTTTTAAACAACGTTAAATTAATTTTCGTCATCAAACAACTTTACAACTTTCGGTTCAGATTGAGAATCATTCAAACCAAATAGTTGTTTATATTGTGTAGTTAGTTGTTCTGACAATTCAAGATCTTTAGACTTTGTAATGTGATCTTTTTTATAAGACCAAAGAGTAGAACTTTCTTTATTCAATTGAAATTCTTTAAAAAATAGCGGAACAATTTGTAGTTGTAGTTGATTTGTTTGAGGATTTGCTTGTACAAGCAACAATGCAGGATTTTCAATTACAATCTCTGTTTCGGTTTCTTCTGTAAAGACACCAATGAGAGTTCTGCCAATGTTATCTAAAAAAGGAGTGATTGTTTTGTTCATATTTATTTTTCAAAGTTCAACTTACTATAGTTTTTAGTAATTTCAACAGCTGAAAGTAAAAAGTGATGAAGTTTTTCCCCTTTAGGTGTTAGCAAAATTCTACCGTCAGACGTTGCCCATATAAACTCATACAAATATAAAGAATATATCAAATTTTCGGTATATGGTGTATTGCAGTCTTTAACGTAAATGTCTTCTTCAGTTATTGATTTTAGTGCTAAGTAAAGTTCTCTGTAGCTAGCACGAGCTAAAATTCGCTCTGCAAGATTCATGTGCATTACTTATCCTCACTAAACAAATCAAATAAATCGGTTTGCGTTTCTTTGCCTATTTCAGGTAAATTCCACCCAATTGCTTCATATAAACGTTCGGTTGGTTGTGAAACTAACTTATCAAACATTTTATTCCAATCAATTTTAATGCCAAACTCTGAAGGCAAAACCGAAACATATGTTATTGCATCAAGACCGTATTTATTTTTAGCACAATAAAGCTTTTTAACTTTTTGTCCTGTTTGTATCGCCTCAAATTTATCGTCTATTTTATAATCTTTAATTAATATATTATAAGCTATTGCACCTTTAACATGAGATGGAGTTCCCTTTTGATATTTGTAAATCGAAGCACCTTCTGAGTACTTTTCAAGATTATTAATCGACGTTCTTGCTGCAACATCGTTTGGATCGAGTTCGCAAAAATCTGTGTAGCTTGCTCTATATTGTTCATTTGTTTTTTTGTGGTCTTTTGTCAAAAGAGCTGTCTTAATAATGTTTTCAATAAATTTTTTTACTTTTTTAGGAGTAGTTGAGCGAACTAGTTCAATGCCTGTGTATTTAAATTTATCTACCTCTACTCCTTCTTCATCAAGAACATGAAGAATATATCTTTTTTTCTGAAGAAAAATGCCTACATCAGAGATAACTTCTCTTTTAAACACGTATCTTGGATCAACTGAAAATAATTCCTTTCTAGCCCAATTTAATATTTCTTTGTTAACATATTCGTCTAACGCGTTAACTATTGTGTGAACTTTACTATTTAATTTTCCGTCTTTAAGCAAAGGAATATTTAATTTTTTTAGTACAGAATCGATAGATACATAAACCGAATCTGTGTCTCCATATTTGGTAATAGTTTCATTTATTCCAAATTTTTGTTTTACAAAATCATCTAAAATTAGACCTCCTGCCTTTGCAACGCTCTGTCCTGTCATCGTGATAGATGTTGCATTGTCAATATCCATTAATGACGAATGTTTATTTGCAAACGTACCGTAAATCGAATTTAATAAAATTTTATATGTATATTGTAGCGTATCAAAATATGTTAATTTTAACTGAGTTTGCTTGTCTTTCTTTCCTGTTTTTTTTAATTTCGAAAGCTCTGCTTTTGTTTTAACGCGTTCTTTATAAATCTCATCAATTAAATTTGGAATAACTCCTTTTGTTTTTTGCGAATATAAAACTCCTGCTTTAGACAAAGCAATTTGCTCGCTAACTAAAAAAGATTTAAATTGGTTTTCAGTTAATTCATGTACTTTACCATTCAATAACCTAATTGAAACTGTAGGAGTGATTCCAATTTCCCCTTCAATAACTTTTCCTAATTTTGTTTCTGGAGATATGTTTAACGTAATTATTGTATTTGGATACAAAGAGTTAACGTCAAAACTTACAATTGCACTTTGAATGCCTTTCTCTGGATCTCGCACAAAACCGCCTTCGTATGATTCTCTGTCTTGCTTGTTTGGAAATGTGGGGATCACATAACCTTGCTTAGCAGCTTGAATCGCAACTGCTCCTGTAACAATAGATACTTTTCCAAGAGCTGACTCAAAGTTAGTGCAACCTTTATAAGATAACATTCTTGCAATTTCAAGAAACTTAAGCTTCTCTTCTAATTTGACTAAAAGATGGACGTCTTGAATGTTATAGTCAACAAACAACTTCCAATCGCTATGTGCCAACTCTCCGAGACTTACAGCGTTATAAGCTATCTTTCCTTCTCCTAATTCTAGCTCAGAAATATAATTTAAACTAAAAGATTCTTTTTCTCCAGGAGAAAAGGTTTTGTATAACACCATGTAGTCTATTAATGCGATTCCTGTTAAAAACCATTCGGTCACCTCACGTCCAACATCGTTAAAAAATTTTTTACTTCTTACATTTCCTGTTGGTGAAAGTTGGTTTATAAAGTCCTCTCCAAAAATCTTTTGAAATCTATTAATAATATACGGAAAATCAAACCCACTACTGTTCCAACCAGAAGCAATATCAGGATAATCACTCTTCCAAAAATCAACAAATTGCAAGATCAACTCTCTTTCATTTTTGCACTTATGATACACACAATTTTCTGTTGTTGGTGTATAGTCATTTACTAATCCCCATGTGTGCGTAGTTTGAGTAAGACTATCGTATACTGTAATTAAATTTATAGGAACAGCCGCTTTTTCTGGAGTAGGAAAAGAAGAATCAAAAGTTGTATCTACTTCAATATCCAATAAAAAAATTTTTAGTGGAAATTTAGAAAACTCTGGTTTGTTATTATCTTCCTTATATGTTTCAATTAAAAATTGTTGTTCGGGACCTAAATTGTGAAAAATTCGCTTTAAAGAGCTATTGTCGACAAACCTTCTTCTCTCAAGACTGTTTTTAAAGACCTTTTTTGTT